GACATTGTTACAGGAAATGCCCCCACTTATTGGTATGCCTACAGATAGTGTTACAGGCAACCCAGTAAAGATTACAGTTGCGGTTTATGATTTTCCTGATAAGACTGGTCAAAGAAAACAGGTTGGTCTATCAACAGCAGTTTCACAAGGTGCAGATGTTTGGGTTATTCAGGCTCTAATGGCAGTTGCACATGGTGATTGGTTTACAGTTGTTGAGCGGGCAAGTTTAGATAACTTAGTTAAAGAACGACAACTCATAAGAAGCACAAGAGAATTATATGATGGTTCACTAGCAACAGATAGTTTATCACCCATGTTGTTTGCTGGTTTAATATTAGAGGGTGGTATTGTTGGTTATGATACGAATACAACGAGTGGTGGTGCTGGGGCGAGATTTCTTGGTTTAGGCGTAAACGACCAATATAGAACAGACCAAGTAACAGTATCATTAAGATTGATTGGTGTACAGACAGGTGAGATTTTACTAACTGTATCATCAACGAAAACAATTGCTAGTACAAGTAATGGTTCAGATGTATTTAGATTCTTAGATTTAGGAACCAGAGCATTAGAGATAGAGTCTGGCAATGCAGCTAACGAACCTGTGAATTATGCGATTCGTACTGCAATAGAGTATGGTGTTTTACAGATGCTTTACGAAGGCAAAGAACTAGGTTTGTGGGAATGGGCAGAACCTGTCATTGCAGACGATAAAGACATAAATATAGCTCAATCTGATATAAAACTTGACGATTGGGTACCAAAACATCCGATTTCGGAGAAACAAGGAGAGTAATCTTGAGATTTTTAACTTTCTTTATTATGTTTCTGATGAGCATGTCAGCGATGGCTGCAAATAAAATTTATGTAACACAAGCAGGTGCTTCATTAGTATTTGATGTATTACAAGACGGCGACGGCAACAAGGTAGGTAATAGTACTACAGCATCTACTGTGTCTGGCACAGCGTCAAACTTTAATATCGACCAAGTCGGTAATAGTAACTTAATCACCTTTGATATTGAAGGTGATAGTTTCACTGGTGTGTTTAATCTACAAGGTAATAGTAGTAATATCGATTTCAATTGTGATTCTGCTGGTGCAACTTCAGGTTGTGATGATATTAATGCAGTAATTAATTTTACAGGTAACTCACAAGACATTGATGTAGACATTGGACTTACTGGGAGTAAGTCTGGTGATAATGCAGACATTGATATTGTTGGTCAATCAGGTACAGATAGTACTGTTGTTAATGCTTCTATTGACGGTACAAGTGTAGTATTAACATTAACAATTGATGGCGATTCAAATAACTATCTAATCAATATTGACGACAATGGTGATGTTGCAGGTCATACTTTAATTATGACACAAACTGGTATCACGGCTGATGTTGATGTCGTTCAATCGGGTTCTTACGATAACTCGGCGACAGTAGTAACAACTGGTGATTCACAGAACCTTGATATTACACAAACTGCTGGTGGTACAGTAACATTAACGACCACTGGAAGTACATCAAGTGCTGTTAAGACAGTTAATATTAATCAGACAGGTCATGCAGTATTCAATACAAACGGAACAATTCTCGGGCAGACTTCAGATGGTTTGAATGGCGCTGGTGGTACATTTGATATTGACCAGACATCTACAGGTACAATTAACCTAGATACGAATGGCGATAATGTGAATGTCAGTATCGAACAAACAAGTACAGGTACAGTCAACATAGATGCAAACGGTACAACCTTTACGGCCGATATCGACCAAGATAATGCAAGTACACTTAACTTACACCATGATGGTACAGGTGCAGATTATGTTATCTTACAGACTGGTGGTAGCGGAGACCATATCACAATGACAGTTAATGGTAACTCAGCAAATGTAGATATTATTCAACGAGATTAATGTGCGACTTTTTATTATATTATGGTTTATAACATTTTCATCATTCGCTAGTATAATTGGCGATGTTATCTTACACGAAGGTAATGCCAATATCGAAAGAACGGATGGTGAAGATGTTGATGCCAAAAAAGATTTAGATATATTTCAGTATGATACTGTTAAGACAGGTAAAGGTAAAGTTGCTATTGGCTTTATTGATGACACACGAGTAGATGTTACTCAACATTCTAAACTTATCATTGACGAGTTTGTCTACGACCCAAATACAAAGACAGGTTCACTATCACTTAAAGCGGCTCTCGGCACAGTAAGATACGCCTCTGGTCAAATCGCAAAAACAAGCCCAACGAATGTACAGATAAAAACACCGACTGCTACAATTGGTGTTCGTGGTACAGATTTCTCAATGACGATAGACGAAGTGGGTAGTTCTACTATCATTCTATTGCCATCATGTGATACAAATGGCAACTGTTTCGTGGGCGAAATATCAGTTGAGTCTGATGCAGGCATGGTAATAATGAATCAGGCGTTTCAGGCAACGGTTGTAGACACTATTTCAAGCAGACCACTAAAACCAGTCATTGTAGACCTAGAAGAAGCCTTTATCAACAACCTACTCATCATATCTAAACCTAGAGAGATTAAAGAAGCAATAGCAACCCAAGAACTAAACAAGGTTGCGACTGCACTTGATATTGACTTTCTAAAGTTTGAAGAATTAGAAATAGATTATTTAGAAATAGAAGAAGATGAGTATGTAACAATGCTTGATGTAGACTTCTTAGACCAGAACTTCTTAGAAGATGTTTTAGAACAACTAAATCGTCAGTTAGCATTACAGATGCGTTCTGAATTTGATAAGAAGAAAAGTGCTTATGGTTTTAAGTTAGGCAAAGATAAAGAAACAGGCATTACAATATTAGACGAAGAACCACAATGGTATTTTCACAGAGAAGGTGCAAGTGGTAGTACTGTTGAGTTAAGACTTGAACAAGAAAATAGTTATATGATGAATATACAGATGGGTGATTTTGAACTTATAGATTTTGAGTTAGGAGGAATAGAAAGTGAAATCACTATTATCCAAAGTCAGTAGTGTATTAGTATTATTAATATTATATATCCCAGTCTTTTTTATGATTGGGTCTGTATTTGCTAATAACGAAATATACATCACACAGGTCGGCACGAGCAATAACTTTAATTTAGACATCACACAAGACGGTGATGATAATGTAGTTCGCTTGTCAGTATCACACGACAACAACACAGTTGATATTGACCAAACAGGAAATGACAATACAATAAGTTGGGTTTCATATTGGGGTTCTGGTCAAGCTTGGGGTGGTGACTTAGATGGTTCAGGTAACAGTTTAAAATTTGAACAGTACAATACAACAGGCTCAGATGTAAATGTTATAGGATTTCATATCAACACGAATGATAATAATGTTCACATATGCCAAGGTAAAACATTTACAGATGTGAATGATTCAACATGTGAGTCTAGTGCTACAGCAGAATATGGCGGACACACAGTCAACTTAGATTTACATTCAGGCAATACAGATTTAAAAGGCTCACAAGAAACTGGTACAGGTAATGCAGACCACAATGCTAGAATCTACACATACGGTGGTGATAATAACGACATCTTTTTTAAACAAAAGGGTAATGGAAATAAGACATTATATTTTACAGTACGAACTGATAATGGTGAACAGTCTATGGTACAAAAAGGCGATGGCGTTCATACAGCAACAATAGATTTAACTGGTGCATACACAACAGACCTAGACCTAATACAAAATAGTAATTCAAATCAATCATACACATTAACCAATAACTGTCAGACAGCAACTGGTTGTTCTGTTACAGTTCTACAAGAATAATATGAATAAGAAAACACTAGAACTTCTTTTGACGAACTACACAAACATAAACAACGGACTGAGAACGCCTTGTGCAGAGAAGTCAAAGTTTGAGAAGTTAATTAAAGATGTTGAACTAAAACTAAAAGAACTGCCTAGAGAAGTGATTTATTCTGGTGGCATGACAGCGATGCAATTTGCAAAGAAACTAGCTGCTGACGCCAATACTAAATAGTACCATGAAGAAAATATTATCACATTGGTCTATAACATTTGTAACACTTATAGTTTTAACTTACATTGGGTTTCAAGACCCGTGGGTCAAAGAAATACTACGACTCAAATCATTTGACTATGTACTACAGAACGAAGTAAAGACGCCTTCTGAAGCAGTATCAATAGTTACCATAGATGAACAGGCAATCGAAAAGTACGGTCAATGGCCGTGGAAACGAGATGTACTTGCCGACCTCATACTCAATCTAAGAAACGCACAAACAGGTATCATTGTAATGCCACTTCTGTTTAGTGAAGAAGATAGAATGGGTGGCGATGATGCGTTCTGTGAGGCACTAGGATATGGCACAGTCATTGCACAAACAGGTACAACTCAAAAGACCACAAGTAATGCAGTACCACGAGGTGTTGCAAAGATAGGCGACCCACTACCATATCTGTTTGAGTGGCCTGGCATGGTCGGACCATTACCTAAACTTGCAGAGTGTACATCTGGTGTGGGTGTTATCAATACTGCACCTGAAATAGATGGTGTAATCAGACGAGTGCCATTGCTAATGAAGATAGGTGAAGAAGTCTACCCGAACATGGCAATCGAAACAATTCGTGTTGCAGTCGGAGACCCATCATATCAGGTCAAGGCAGACGGCGTTGGAATAGTCGCACTTAGAGTGCCAGCTTATGCAACAATCAACACAGACACAAATGCGAGAGTCTGGGTACGATGGAACAAACAGTTTAAGACTATTTCTGCTAGTGCAGAGAACTTTGACGAACTTGCAGGAACGACAGTTATTATCGCTATGACAGCAGAAGGACTAGGTGGTGTTGTTGCAACACCGACTGGTGAACAGTATGACTATGTGATATCAGCACAGACACTACAAACGATACTTGATGGCGAAACAATCAAACGATATGATGAACTATTAGAATTGCTCGCAGGACTTCTATTAGGCATTGCAATTATACTGATAACAAGATTTCTGCCATACTGGGTAATCGGTCTCTCATTGATTGGTATCTTCGGTTCTGGCGTATATTATTTTCAATATATGTTTACGACACAACTGGTTCTAGTAGACATTACATGGGCATTATTGACATTCTTTATCGTAGGGTTTCATTCTACATTCAATCGATTCATACTAGAATTTAGACTCAAACAACAGATTAAGAAACAGTTTGAACACTATCTTGACCCACGACAAGTTGCAGCTCTACAGAAGAATCCTGACTTACTCAAACTAGGTGGCGACAGACGAGAGATGTCATTTCTGTTTATGGACATTATCGGGTTCACACCTATATCAGAATTCTATAAGAACAAAGACGACCCCGAAGGTCTAGTAGTGTTAGTCAATGAATTCTTAGACGAGATGACGACTATAATATTAAACAATGGTGGCATGGTCGACAAGTTTATGGGCGACTGTATCATGGCAGTATTCAACGCACCAGTTGATATGCCTAATCATGCCGAGATGGCAGTCAAGTCTGCAATAGAGATAGAAGCAAAGACACTAGAACTCAAGGCACGATACAAAGAACGAGGTCTACCTGATATCAATGTAGGCACAGGCGTGAATACAGGCACAGCGATTGTAGGTAACATGGGTAGTACAACACGATTCGACTTCTCAGTTATCGGCGATGCAGTCAATCTAGCCGCACGACTAGAGGCAACAGCAGGCAGAGGTGATTTCAAAGATTCGCCTACACTATATTCGAGTTACACGATGGAACAACTCACAGACATCAAGTCAGCTGAAGTCGATAAAATCAAAGTTAAGGGTAAAGAAGAACTAATAACTATCTACAAACCTGTATAAATAGTAGCATGGCAAAAACAGTATTCGACAAGATTCTTGATACAACAACAGGTCCTAAATCATATGACTGGTATAGGAAAGAAGTCAAAAAGATGACTACGCCTGGTGCAAGGTCATTGATTAATCAAGGCAAGGCAACATTACGACCTAAGTATGGCGTGATGAATCTATTTGCATACGACCCAAAACACAAGGCAACATTACCATTTTATGATAAGTTTCCACTTATTCTGCCACTACAGGCTGCAAAGGGTGGGTTCTACGGATTGAACTTTCACTATCTGCCTATGGCACAGAGAGTTACATTTCTAAGACAACTTTCTAAGTATGCAAGTGATAAGAATTTTGATAGAAACACACGATATAATTTAACAGGTGGCATAGAGAACAATAGATTCTTCAGATTGTGTATAAAACACTATCTGTTTAGTCAAGTTCGGTCATCCTTTTTAAACATTCCGCCAAACGAAATGGCAATCGGTATATTTTTACCAGTTGCACGATTCAAGGGCGGTACATTCGGTAACAGATAATGGCATATTTAAAAACGACATCCAATATAGATAGATTTGTTTCTTCAATGTCTAAAGCAAAAGGTTTTGCTAGGCCCTCACAGTATGAGGTCAAGATTGACTTGCCGCCAATTCTACATAGGGTTCAGGCAAATTTTGGTCAACAACTAACTTTACATTGCAATAGTGTTTCAATGCCAGGACATGATTTGCAATCACAAAAGGTTCAATTTGGGTCTGAACCTGCTGTCGATATGGTTACAAGTCATGCATATGCAGATACGATTAATGCTTCGTTTTATCTTGACACTCGATTAAATGAAAGGCGTGTTTTTGAACTATGGCAAGAGGCGGCTTGCGACACAGCAACTCACAAGGCGAACTATTATGATGACTATGTTGGTGCAATGGAAATACATCAACTGGCATCTACTAATGCAAAATTAAATATTGAATTTGATGAGCGGTCATCTGATGCACTAAGGGGTGGTCGTAAAGAGGGATATGAAGCAGAAGCATTTGGTCATCAAAATCTTGTTAAGACTAGTTTCGACCTTGGACAGGTACCAAGGAGTACATATGCTGTTAGAGCGATTGAAGTTTATCCTTCAACAATTAGTGATGTAGAATATAACTATGATTCTGCAAATCAGATTGCTTTAGTCAATGTTGCGTTTGCATTTAAACAATGGATAAGAATTAAATAATTACATAATTTTATATAATAGGAGAATATTATGGCGTTACCAAAGTTGACCACACCGGTCTATGAGTTAGTAATACCATCAAATGACGAGAAGATAAAGTATCGTCCTTTTTTGGTAAAAGAAGAAAAACTTTTGTTGATTGCAATGGAATCAGGCAAACAAGAAGAAGTGGTCGAAGCAGTTAGGGGCATTGTTGAGGAATGTACTTATAACAAATTGAATTTAGGTTCATTGCCCATGTTTGATGTTGAGTATATATTCTTAAACATTAGAGCAAAATCTGTAGGTGAAATATCTGAAGTAAGAATGTTGTGCCCTGATGATAATGAAACTTATGCTAATGCTGAAGTAAATTTATCTGAAGTCGTAGTGCAAGTTGAAGAAGGACACACCAACAAGATTGAGTTGACAGATGAAATGGGTATGTACATGACTTACCCGACAATTAATTCATTTGTAGCTACTGGAATAACAGAAGTTAGTGCCAGTAACATGTTAAGTATAATAGCATCATGTATTGCACAGATATATGACAAGAAAGGCGAAGAAGTCTTTGATGCAAAAGACCAAACGAAAGAAGAACTGATTGAATTTGTAGAACAATTAAACACAACACAATTTAGAGAACTACAAAACTTTTTTGATACTATGCCAAAATTGAAACATGAGATTATAGTAAAGAACCCTAAGACTGGTGTTGAGAATAATATGGTGTTACAAGGATTATCTGATTTTTTCGGATAGCCCTTTCACATGATACATTAGAGAATTTTTATAACATAAACTTTTCTTTAATGCAACATCATAATTACTCGTTGAGTGATTTAGATAATATGATACCATGGGAAAGGGAGATATATGTAGATATGTTAATGGAATACATAAAAGAAGAAAACAAAAAACAAGAAGAACAGAATAGGAATAACTAATGGCAGAACCATCAACAGCTAATATGGTACAATCATCATCAGGTAAACTGTATGATGCTGAAAGCCCACAGGGTATAATGATAAGAACTGGTGGGGGCACCCGAGCCGCCGACCCAGTTGCTGCTGGTGAGGAAAAATCAGGCATATTCGCATCAATACTAGAAACACTTCAAAATCAAACTCAATTATTATTTGGCATTGATGAGAATACTGAAGAAACGCCTGAAGAAAAAAGACAAAAGTCTTTAAATGAAGAAGATACTCAAAAGACAGGTGCATTTGCTGGAATGGGTGGCAAAATAGGTGATGGCCTTAAAAGTGTGGGGGGTTTCTTAAAAAACAAAAACCCACTAAGCACAGACAGAAACCCTATAACAAGACTGCTTGGTTTTGGTGCATTAGCTGGGTTGTTAAAACTGTTTGGTGACAAACTTACAGGTGATGAGGGATTCTTAACTAAGATTTTAGAATGGTTTAAACTAACATTCATACCTTGGACGGTAACAACTTGGAATGCTATAAAAGAATTTGATTGGGAGGCTCAGTTTAAAAAGGTTGGGGAATTCTTCGCTAAGATTAAAAACTTCTTTGTTGCATTAGATACAGATAAAGATGGTGTAGTTAGTTTTGATGAAATAAAAGAAGGGTTCAAAGGTACTGTTGACACAATAAAAGATAAATTTGAAGAAGGTTTCAAAGGATTCGTAGACGACTACGGATTGAAGATTGCAGCCGCCTTTGGTGCTTATGTCATAGGTAAAGGATTAATCTCTGCTCTGTTATTTGGTGGTGCCCCAAAGGTAGGTCAGTTTGCCGGAATAAGAATGTTGGGTCTTGTTGGAATAATGGTTGGTGGACTCTATATACTGCATAACAAAATTAAAGATGCCTATGATGCAGCTATAACTGATGAGAATGGTAACATTCAAAAGTTTGATGCTTCACAGTTTATATCTCGAATATTATCAGGAGAAGATAATAAAGAAGGCATGAATTGGACAAATGCCTTTATGAACTCATGGGATGAGGCCGTTGCTGGCGCCGGCGTTGGTCTTGCTGCTGGATTAGTTACAGGCGGAATACTTTCATTCCCACTTGCTGCTGTAGGTTTTGTTACTGGTGGTGTTTTAGGTATGTTAGGTCATCATATGGGTGAAGATAGACTCAATGATGCCTTAGATAGTGCAGAGAAGGGTGTAAAACAAACGGGAGACGACCTTGTTACTACGGCAAATACTGTACTCAATTGGGCAAAAGGTATTGTTGATTCTGCAAAAGCAATACTAGACCCAGACCAGACAATAACAGGCGCTTTTAGATTGGCCACAAAAGGTGATGGCGGTCAACTGTATAAAGCAGCAGATAAAGAAGTAAGACAACTAGAGGAAGCAATTAGGCTTCAAGAAATGCAAAAGGCAAACTTTTTAAAGACTAACCCTCAAGGCAATACAATAAACTTTGATAATGCGCTTGAGTCTATGAAAGAAAAATTAAGAATTCAAAGACAAAGACGAGATGAGGCATTTCAGACAGCAGAGAATGTACGAACACAAACTGCTTTGAATGAATATGGTTCAGTAGAGAATAAACTTAAAGAACTCAAGGCAATTCAAAGAACGCATATGAGAAAGGGTAATACCTCTGCAGCTGCTAATTTACAAACTGAAATAGATGAACTGGAAGGTAGAAAAAGGCAATTAGGGCTTGATTTTATGAAAGGAAATGTGTTTTCTGCAACACTAGATGCACCAGAATTAGAACAACCTGAAATTAAAAAGTTTAGAGGCGATAATCTGAATAACAAATACAATCTAGTAACATCTGCTCCTGAGGCAATGGCAAACAAGATGCAGAACTTTACACAACCGCCAGGTCAGATTATTAATGCCCCGACTAGCATTAAGAATGAGGGTGACACACACATTAGTACCTTAAAATCAATACCAGCATATAATACTTCAAATATATTATCGGCAACTTGGACACTTGCTTATGGGTATCCAGATAATCACAGATAACCTGCGACTAACCTTTCTGTTTGAGTTGTTTTTCAGTCCAGATATCCCATATAATATTCCTATCATCACACCACTTGCGTGCCGCTGCGAACTTATCTCGATTCATGCGATAGGTTTTCATCTCATATAGAACTGTTGACTTCTTTTTGCCACGACCACCTGTTGGGGGTCGCAAATCTTTAGATGGTTTTA